GATTATCTGCAGAATAAATGCGGTGAAATTACAGTGACCGATGTTGTAATTAAACCTAAAAAGACTCAATCAGTAGAGCGTGTTCTTAATCGTGCATTTACGCAAGTCCTATTTAACGGTCGTCAGAAGATTGAACCAACTGACGTATTCCTAGCAATGCTTGGAGAAAAACGTAGTTGGGTCTATTACTATGTCGCTCTTGCTGAAATCGACAAAGACAAGTTTGCCAGCTTTATTAACTCTGCAGGCGAAGAACAAGAAGAAGAACAAGAAGCTAGCGGTCAAAGTGGTAAGATTCTACAAGCATATACTACTAACTTAAATGAACAAGTTAAAAAGGGCAAAGTTGATCCAGTTATCGGTCGTATCGATGAACTAGAAAATATTGCTCTGGCATTAGGTCGTCGTAGCAAAAACAACGTAATCTTAGTTGGAGATCCCGGCGTAGGAAAAACTGCTATAGCAGAAGGTCTTGCGTTTAATATCGTTAAGGGTGCTGTTCCTGATTTCCTAAAAGACTACACAGTGTTCAATCTTGATATTAGTGCTATGCTGGCCGGTAGTAAGTATCGTGGAGATTTTGAAGAACGTTTTAAAATGATCCTTAAGATCTTAACTAAGAAAGGCAAAACCGTCCTGTTTATCGACGAAGCACATATGATTAGTGGTGCCGGTTCAGCAGGAAACTCTGCTAACGATCTAGCTAACATGATGAAGCCGGCACTAAGCAAAGGTAACATTAAAGTTATTGCATCAACTACTTGGGAAGAGTATCGTAAGCACTTTGAAAAGGATCGTGCCCTAATGCGTCGATTCCAACGAATCACTGTTGACGAGCCTACACAAGAAGTTACAATGCAGATCCTCAAAGGTATTAAAAAATACTACGAAGGATTTCATAATGTTAAGATCCGCACTGATGCATTACAAGCGGCTGTTAAACTAAGTGTCAAATATCAGACCGACAAGAAATTACCAGACAAGGCAATTGATTTAATTGATCTGGCCTGTAGTCGTTTTAATCTCAAGCTAGCAGATGATCGAATTATTGGTGAACGTGAAATCCAATTTGAACTTGCTAAGATGGTACAGATGCCTGAAGAAAAGATCATGGAAACTGAAAGCTCTACTATGTCTTCACTACAAGATAATGTGCAAGCAGATGTATTCGGGCAAGATCAAGCAGTTATTGAAATAGTAGATAAAATTATTGTTGCCCAAGCTGGATTAAAGAGCGAGAACAAGCCTATTGGATCTTTTGTATTCATGGGTCCGACTGGTACAGGTAAAACTGAAACTGCCAAATCATTGAGTAAGCACTTGGGTGTTAAACTGTTACGTTTCGATATGAGTGAATATCAAGAAAAGCACAGTATCAGCAAGCTGATTGGTAGCCCTCCGGGTTATGTTGGTTTTGAAGAAAATGCTGGCTTGTTGATTACACAGGTCCAAGAGAATCCAAATGCTGTTCTGCTGTTCGACGAAGTAGAAAAGTCACATCCAGATGTGTCAACCATCTTGTTGCAGATGATGGACAATGGTTTTATCACAGGCTCAAATGGAAAACAAGCTGATTGCCGTAACTTGATTTTGATCCTTACTACCAATGCTGGTGCAGCCGATGCTGATAAAAATGCTATCGGATTTGGCTCACAACAAAAAGACTATAGTGATAAAGATTTGAAGAAGTTCTTTACACCCGAATTCCGTAATCGTTTAGATGCTGTTATTACATTTAACAAACTGCATCGCGATACAGTTGTCAAGGTAGTTGAAAAGTTCCTTGAAGAACTGCGTTCGCAAGTTAAAGATAAGGGTATAAAAGTCAAAGTCGATAAAGAAGCCATTGCCTGGCTAGTAGATAACGGGTACGACAGCAAGATGGGTGCTCGTCCACTGCAACGTGTTATCGATAAAGAAATCAAGAAAGATCTTGCCAAGATGATGTTGTTTGGTGAATTACGAGGAGGCGGATGGCTAACTGTTAGCGTAGTCGATAATAAGATTACACTTGCGGCCAAGGGAAAAGGATTAGATGTACCTTTACTAGCTATCGAAGAAAGTAAAGAAAATGCTAACCAAGATAACTAATCGTCTTTTCAATAACAAGTATCAGTATAAAGTAGTACTAGTCTGCGGAGGCGCCTCTTATTTTAGAGATAAAGATTTTGATCAGATAAGACAGCGTCTAGCACTTTTTAAGTTTGAGGAGCATTACTATAAAAATGCAGGAATTAAAAATCAAGAAGAACTTGATTGGACCTTAAAGTTATTAAGTCAGTTGCAGGGTATGTCAGATTATAATTTACGAGTCGAGCAACCATTCGTATCAATTTATACCAATTCTAAGAAAGATATCGATAAGTTGGTCAAGTTAGAACCCAGCAGAGTCAAGTATATCAGCATCCCCCCTAGCAACAGTACCTTGCTTGAAAATACTATAATTTCAAGCAAGATTGACTTTGATTATCGAATCACTCTGGGAAAAACTACCCGCGAACATTCAGCATTTGTTGACTGGGCCAGCAGTAACAAGAAGCTTAGATTGACTAAAAGCTGTATCAAAGAACTACACAAAGCTCGTAGTTGGGGCGGGACATACTTCTATATTACAGGTGATAATAACCTGCTGATGGCTAGAATGCATCTAGGCGAAGCTATAAACAGGGTAGATCGCATAGTAAAGACTAATCCATAAGTACGCTAGGCGATAAATACTCTAACCGCAGAGTACTCTGCTGTCTTTCAATTATGGATCAAAAATGCGCATACAAGAACTGCTAGAAGGTAAATTCTTCAATGATTTAGACTTTGTTAAGCCTAATGAAAATGGTCGGGAAATAGACTACGATATAACAGAAGATGTAGCATATTTTATGAATCACGATGATCATGCATATCGTCGTCATACTCATCCGGCTATCATGCACTGTGTAGACAGCATGAAACATCATATCAAACCTAAATCTGATGTATTTGAGCCTGCTATCAAAGAATGCTACAAGATGTATGTTAAGCAATTTCCAATCCGTGAACTTCCTGATAATCTAGACGAAGAAACTATTAAACAAATTTGCGATAAAATGCATGAAGAAGTCCTCCAACACATTGGTGATGGAAAGTATAAGGACTAATTGTGCGATTACGTGAGCTGTTTATCCGTGAAACTGTCGATACTGCGCAAAAACAGCTGGGCAGAGCTTTCAACCATCCAGAACATTTTGTGTTCTTCCATGGTGCCGCTGGTACATTAGAAGCACTACAGCATTTTGAAGAAGTTGCTGTTGAAAAACCCGGCGCAACTAGTATACGTAAAAAATGGGACGGTAATCCTCAGATCTATTGGGGTAGAGAACATAAGGGTGGTCCGCTAATACTTGCCGGACACAACGGTTGGTCACGTGGTGCTAAAACAACTAGTCCAGAAGAAATAGTTGATTTTATAGCCAATAAGAGTGGCAAGCCTGGAACACCTGAACAATCTGCAGAACGTCAACGATTCGCACAAGAATTTGCCAGCTTATACCCTATATTTGATCGAGCAACTCCTACTGACTTCGTGGGCTTTGTCTATGCTGATGGTCTTTTCCTCAAACGTCCTGCATTAGGTAAAGATGGAGTTTATACATTCTGTCCTAATCCAAATAGCAACACCTGCTATCATGTAAGAAGTGACAGCAAGTTAGGACAGCGTATCGCCAATGCACAAGTCATGGTCACCGGTCACGGATATTTCCCAACATTTGGTATGCCGGACAATCAACAGAAACCCAAAGATGACTTTAGTGAGTTCAATAGTACTGCACCGTTGATAGTGCAGGGTCCTATTTACAATCCAACTGCACCTCAGCATGATACTAGTGTTATAAAACCCTTGAAAGATTATGTAACTAAACATGGTAATGTAATCGATGCGTTTATAAACAGTATTCCGCCTACTGATAAAGAAGGTATTTTTTATAAATTTGCCAATGCAATGAGTAAAACAGGAGCTTTTAACAGTATTACTAATCAAGGATTTTTCGACTGGCTGGCTGACCCTAAGAATAAGATCAGTAATAACAAGCGTATGCACATTGAAGCCATGAGCAAACAGCATCTAGGTTCTTTAGATGCGATATGGCACTTGATGAAGAAGATTCGGCACCTAAAAGACCAACAACACAGTGCCTTAGAAGCACAGCCCAAGCCGGATATATGGGACACAAACGGTGAAGGTAATGTTAGATATGCCCAACCAGGAAAGCATAAATATGGTAATATAAAGTTCGTACCAACGACGTGGACCCCTAAATGAATTTAAGAGAATTATTCGAAGCACGTAATCACGGAGCGGCCATTATATTTGGACGTTTTAATCCGCCACATTTCGGTCATAGTAATGCATGGGATAAAGCCTCAAAGTTTCCAATTTGGTATGTTGGTACGAATCAAAGCACACAAGGTCCTAAAGATCCATTGCCGTTTGAAGTCAAAGTAGAAGCTATGAAAACTATTATGCCCGGAATTGAAGGACATTTAGTTGCAGAGCAAAGTTGGTGGACGCTGGCTACTATGGTTTATAAAAAACATGGTGGAAATATGATCTTACATGTTGTTACTGATCCAACTGATAAAGAAATATTTGTACCAGGATTAAAAGGTTCCAACGGAGTTGAAGGCCCGCATGGTTACTATAAATTTATAGATGTAGTATGGGAGCCTGCTACTAGAGATAGTACAGCCACAGCCTTACGTGCCGCAGTTGAGCATGATAATCCAAAAGCGTTTTCTAAAGCCGCAGGCATTGATGCCGATACTATGATCGCAGGGAAACCATTTTTTGAGTTAGTTAAACACTATATGACACCGTACTTACATGCGGCAGCAGAAAAAGAAAGATTAAAAGCAGAAAAAGAAAGATTAAAAGCAGAAAAAGAAGCGGCTAAAGCTAATAAAAATAAAGTAATAGCAGAAAAAAGTACTAGTGAAAAGCAAGCTCGCTTTATGGCAGCGGCCGCCCACGATCCTGCATTTGCCGCACGTACTGGTATTAAGCAAAGCGTGGCTAAAGAATTTAATAAGGCAGATA